TCAATATATGCTCTAGGATTACCATCACCATCAGATAACACAATGTAGTTACTTGATGTGCGGATGTCTAGACCGCCTTGGTTGCCGTTATAGCGACCAAGAATAGAATTTCTAGAGCCTGTAGTAATAGCTGAACCTGAACCAGCACCAATAGCTGTATTTAATACTCCAGTAGTATTACTAGATAATGCACCACCATAAGTAGCATTATCACCACCGCCAACTGCTGTATTACCATTTCCTGTATTTGCATAAAGCGTATTAAAACCAACTGCTGTGCAAGCATTATTTGTTGAACCACTATAGCCAGCTTGATAGCCAATGTAAGTATTTGGACTACCAGTAGTATTACTATACCCAGCCTGATAACCTACTGCTGTGTTATTAGATGCGGTGGTGTTTGCGCCTAATGCTGCAGCACCTATAGCCACATTGTAAGAGCCTGTGGTATTTGAAGTTAAAGCAGTTCCACCAATAGCTGTATTGTTTGAACCTGTTGTGTTGGCATATAAAGTTCTATAGTTACCAAACGCATCATTTCCATAACCGCTAGTGTTGTTATAACCAGCTTGATAACCAATAAATGAATTGGTATTTGTTGATGAATTGTTGTAACCAGCTTGATACCCTAAAGCAAGCATATTGCTACCAGTAGCAGAATAACCAGCTTGATAACCAAATAGTTGATTTCCACCGTTTGTAGTATTGCTATACCCAGCTTGATAACCTACTGCGGTGTTATTAGATGCGGTGGTGTTTGAGTAAAGGGCTGTTTCTCCTATAGAAACATTATTGCTACCAGTTGTATTGCTTGTTAAAGAGCTATGACCAACAGCGTTATTATTGTTGCCTGTGGAGTTGTTTAAAAGAGCATTATCACCCAATGCGGTATTAAGTGCGCCAGTAGTATTTGAATATAGAGTCCCTCTACCAAAAGCAGAATTCCCAGCACCTGAAGTATTTTGTGCCAATGCAATATAACCAACAGCAGTATTTTCAGAGCCAGTTGTATTTGCAGATAGTGCGCTACCACCAAAAGCTGTGTTAGATGATACAGAAGTACCACCCTTACCAACAGTAAGACCTGATATAGAAGCATCGTTAGCTAAAGTTAATGTAGTGCCGTTAAAGGTCATATTGGCAGAACCAGCCAATGAACCGCTAGAGTTGTACTGGACTTGGGTATTAGAGCCACCAGCCACGCCAGCACCGCCTTTACCAGCGATGATCTGCACAACACCGGCGTTGTCTTTATAGTACAACTTGCCGTCGGTGATGTTGATTGCCAACTCACCATTGACGAGGTTAGCGGCCAACGGCGCTGTAGCCGCTGTGGTGCTGTAGTATAACGAAATTGGTGTGTAGCCCGTAGCTGCCATATTTATTCCTTATTAAGGTATGCTAATACTTCTTTTGGTTTTACAAATCGGTCGTTTTTATGTTCAACAAACTCCCACCATAGGAATTGGTTTTCTACTAAAGTTGACCGATCTTTTAGTAGGTTAATATTTTCTGGGTGGCCAAAAATAAAAGGATCTGATACTGACCACAACACTATTCCACTTTTGCCTTCATCCCACGCAAGGTGTTGAAAAAAGCTGTCAACGCCAATCCATGTTTTGCACTCCCTAAGCAACTGTCTTAACTCGCTTATTGGCAAGTTTTTTCTAAAGTCTGGTACCAGTTGCTTTTCGCCTTCTATTCCTACTTGGATAATTGGCTTGTCAATCTGACTAATCAATTCTTCCCAGTAAGGATAGTTCTTTGGGTTCTGTTTACCATTGCGCAGTTTTTGTGCATACGGGGCTATGATAATCATGTGTATAGCTTCCTGTACGCGTCTTCTAAACTGCCTTTCCATTTCCACTGATCCATTTTGCCGTATATGTTATACGGGCCAATGTCACCAAATAACTTCTCTGCTTGCGCTATTGATCTGCCGGGAACCACTTCAGGGTAGCATGTAAAAACTTCAGGGCTACGTATTGCAGGCAAAACATGACTAAATACAATGTGATCGCCAAGACCGCAATTGAGTACCACAATGGTCTTATCACGATACTGCAAAACATTCCTAAAAATTTGTTCATCATAATCATACATCTCGCGTCTTGTTTCACTGCGAATCCCACCTTGTGGGTTCTTCATGTGCCATGTTACGGCATCTGGTACCGCTAAAATGCTGTAGCCTCTGCGGTGCAAGTTATAAGTAAATAGCGTCTCTTCTCTGTGCGCCACTCGGGACAAACCCAAATTATAATCTTGCACACCAGCGCGATACAAGAAGGTGCAATGTAAATGCTCAACTTCTCTTGCTGTTGCTATCTTGCCCCACTGCACGTTGGGCTCACTATCAATGTTATCAATCTTACCGGTAACATTTCCGGTGTTTGGCATATATGGCGGGGTTAACACCGAACCACCTACAGCACCTAAATTGGGCCAGATTTGTGTCCAATGATACAAATTCTCAAGCACGTTGGCTTCCGGTATTGCGTCATCATCACAACGCCAAACCCAATCGTAGCCCATCGTATTTGCGCGTTGGTGGATGTGGTGCTGACCTTTTTTATCAGCGTACTGCCACTCCCATGCAATACCTTTTGCATCTAACATTTGAAAAAAGTATTGGTAAATCATCTCACTGCGCATGTCTTGTGGCTTGTCATTATCATCAAACACAACCAGCTTATCTACTGGTTTGGTTTGGTTAATAATAGCGTTTAATACTAGTGGCAGTGTTGTAAAGTACCTCCCGCGTGTTGCCACGGAGCAGAGAACTTTACTCACTTGCAGTCCACCGACAAATCATCAAGTTGCAAGGATTTGACGCGTCAATCTTTTGTGGTACATCTGTAATCTCGCCGTGCTCGTTGATGTAATTAAACTCAAAGCCCGAAAAGTGACGTTCGTTCAATCCATGCAGCTTATGATGTGGCCCCCAAAATCCGGGTGGCTCATTCATTGGCACAGTAATCAACAAACGCTTACAGTGCTTTTTAAGATTCTCAACAATCTCCATGCCGGTGTCAAGGTGCTCAATTACTTCAAACGCCACAATGGTGTCATACTGTTCTAGCTCGTAGGTGTTGATGTCACACCATTCAAACTTAGCGTTGTACCCCCAGTCTTGTTCTTTAGCAACTTCAACAATGATTGGGTCGTAGTCTACGCCGGTATACTCAATGTCTTTTGGAAAAAATTGAATACCATAACCATTTGAACAACCAATTTCTAAAATTTTTTTACCGAGCAGATTTTTTGCTGCCCAGTTGTATCTTGTTACTTCGCGTGGGTATACCGTATCGCCTTTTAGAAATACTGCGCGTTCCCAAAAGTTTGATAAGCGCCAGCGGTACCATTCTGTGTTGTACTTTTTAGCTAACCTTAATGAGTTAATTAAAAAGATGTTGTCCCAACCTTGTACTAAATTGGCGTCGTGCATGGTGCCTTCGCCTTTGTGGTAGATTGGAAAGCCGCCTGTATATTGCGTTCCATCCCACAACTTTTCAAACACTTCTAATACTTTAAAGCCAGCTTTTTCAGCTTCAATGCAAAATTCAGTATCTTCTCCGCCGCCTACGCCGTACTCTTCGTTTAGTAATCCGATTGTATCGAATACTCTGCGGTGAATCATAACACAAAAGAACACTGCAAAATCACGACCCGCTGGTTCAGAATTTCCTTTAATAATGCAAGAGATTCCACAGTTTGGATCAACAAATGGCCTGTCTAAAATGTCAAGCCACTGGTTTTGATTTTGTTCCAACAAAACAGTGTCGTTATTTAACAAAACAATTTTGTTGCATGTTGCAACCTTAATGGCTGCGTTATTTGCTCCTGAGTACCCAAGTGCTTTGTCTGACCAAACCACTTTTAAATTGGGCACTGCTGTTGCCAAATAATCTAAGTATGCTTTTGTGTTATCTACACAACCGTTTGCGGATATAATTAATTCAATGTCTTCTAAGTTGGTATACTTAACAATTGAATCCACACACGGCTTTAAATACTTTTCACAATGATTGTAAGTTGGTATTACAATGCTATATTTCATATTGTCCTCAAAGTTCATACGAACTTATATTATATTACTAAAATGTTCCGCCTGTCACCCCGCCGGTAAAGGCGTTAGTTACGGAATTGTATGTTAAGCCAGTGTTTACATAAGGGGCTTGGCTGCCTGTTGTTCCAGAAACAAAAGTAACGTATCCGGGGTTTAGGGTACTGGTGGTGGTTACGGATATGGCTGTTGGAGTCACACCACTGTAACCAGAGATGCCGCTGTAGCCGGAGATACCGCTATAGCCAGAAATACCACTGTATCCACTGTAGCCAGAGATACCGCTGTAACCAGAGATACCGCTAAAACCGCTGTAACCAGAGATACCACTGTAGCCAGAAATACCGCTGTAGCCAGAAATACCGCTGTAGCCAGAGATACCAGAATATCCGCTGTAACCAGAAATACCAGAATATCCGCTGTAACCAGAGATACCGCTGTAACCAGAGATACCGCTGTAACCAGAGATACCGCTGTAACCAGAGATACCGCTGTAACCAGAGATACCGCTGTAACCAGAGATACCGCTGTAACCAGAGATACCGCTGTAACCGCTGTAGCCAGAGATACCAGAATATCCGCTGTAGCCAGATATGCCGCTGTAACCAGAGATACCAAAATATCCGCTATAACCAGAAATGCCGCTGTAGCCTGATTTTCCGCTGTATCCGCTAAAACCACTAAAACCAGAGAAACCGCTTATGCCGTTTGCAATGGCAAAAATGATTGGTAAATTGTTTGCAAATCCGGTTGTGCCTGTACCCGAAGAGCTTACCAATGAAGCGGGGATTGTATAGTATCCACCAGCGTTTGTTGGGGTTCCAGTGATAATCCAAGTTTGTTGGTTAGCACTGTTGCTTTGATCTTGAATAACAACTTCTTCAGTCGTTGCAAGCAAAGCCAAAAATACGCTAATGTCAACACCATTTGCTGCCGTTGTGCTGACGTTTAATTGTGTTGCACTTGTTTGTGTGGCGTTGTTCCACAACAAATAATCTATTCCGGGGTTACCGCTGGTAGCAGAAGTATTTGCTTTATAAAAATAATAACTGCTTGATATACCGCTTGCGCCGCTGTAACCTGATATTCCGGAACCGCTGTAACCAGAGATACCGCTGTAACCAGAGATACCGCTGTAACCAGAGATACCGCTGTAGCCAGAATAGCCACTAAAACTAGAATAACCAGATGTGCCAGAATACCCGCTATAGCCGCTATAGCCGCTTATTCCAGATCCAGAGTACCCAGATATGCCTGAGAAGCCAGAAAGGCCTGAAACGCCGCTATAGCCCGAAATACCGCTATATCCACTGTAGCCAGAGATACCGCTGTATCCTGAATAGCCAGAAATCCCTGACCAACCGCTGTATCCGCTGTAGCCTGACACGCCAGAACCACTATAGCCAGAGATGCCTGAAAAACCAGAAAGACCAGACACACCACTATAGCCAGATGTTCCGCTATACCCGCTGTAACCTGATATACCAGAGATACCAGAGTAGCCAGAGATGCCAGACCAGCCACTATAACCGCTATAACCAGATACACCAGAACCTGAGTAGCCAGAGATACCAGAAAATCCAGAAAGACCCGATACGCCACTAAAACCTGATATGCCGCTATATCCAGAATATCCACTAATACCTGAATAACCAAACGCGCCACTGATACCAGAGTATCCAGAAAAACCACTGGTTCCTGATTTACCGCTGTATCCAGAAGTACCAGAAAAACCACTGTAGCCAGATACACCGCTAAAACCCGATGTACCTACGCCGCTATAACCAGAGTATCCACTATAACCAGACCAGCCAGAAATAGGGCCAATAACTTGTTGTGTGCCATCGCTGTAATAAATTACTAAATCGCCATTCGATGGAACGTAAACAATTGTAGTGATCAGTTTGCCGGGCGACGCAGCATTGGCAATCTGTGATACAGACGCCTGCTTTGTTACTCCGTTTTGTACCAGCGGTACCTGTTCGTTACCAGTTAAGGTGATCGCAACAGGCAGCTGCGTTATCGACTGATCTGCCATTTGTTTTTATTAAGTATAAGTAAATGCGCCGTGCGCTGTTGCAGTTCCAAACGGAGAAATCACAGTTAAGTCTACTAAGCCCGCAACAGCATGCGCTGGAGTCGTGGCTGTAATTTGCGTAGAGTTGACAACATTAAATGTGCAAATTACACCGCCTAGTTTTACAGTATTTACGCTAGTAAAGTTTTCACCATTAATGGTTACTGGTGTTCCACCTGCTTTTGGTCCAGTGTTTGGCGTTATTGTGCCAACATACGGAAACAAGGTCATTGGTGAATACGGGAAACTTAATGTATTCAAGTCGCCTTGTGTGTTTCCACTGTATGGTGATACTCCATCAATAAACATGGAGTTTTCATCTTGGAAACCACCTTGGGTTAATATCTGATTACCACCAATTGGTCCCGTAGCTACTGAAACGTCTGGTCTTGGATGACGTAATGCAATATTCTCTGTTTGTAATGCTGGTAAACGCCATGGATCAAAATCATCCCGATCTTCTGCACACACGCGCATGCCCGGGAAATTTGGATCAGGCATTAAGTCTACGTAGGGAAACTTTCTGCTGCAGCGATCGCATATTCCAATCGCTACAACAGAGTTTCGGCTAGTATCTAAGTAGACAGGCATTTAATTGCCTTAAGCGGTTTGACCGTCGTTTTTGATCAGTTTGCCAGTTACAATAATACCCACAGCATACGTGCCTGTACTTGTTTTTAACTGCCACTGAATATCAGTTTTTTGACCGTATGCAAACGGATCTTGTGAACGTGTTGCGGTATAAATAGAAGTAAAAGGCTGTTGTAAAATAGATGACTGAACACCTGTCACGTTATTGTTTGTAACAACGTTATAAACAAGATAGTTGCCGCTGGTGTAACTATTAGACGTGTTGGCTTCTACATAATCTAAATAGAATGTGTATCCATTTGGAACAGTGTAGATAGTGCTCTGTGATTTACCGATCCCAGTGTTAATCTGGGCTAAAGTATTTGCGCCTTGTTTAACACTAATTGCACCTTGGTTGGTGTTGTAACCACTTCCCGGTTTTGTTAAAAACAAGCTGTTAACACGCAAATAGCTGTTAGTTGTTACTGTGTTGCCGCTTGCAATTGTAACGGTTTCAGATAATGGGTTAAAGTTTGCATCTAAGCCATTAATTAAAACAGTAGCACCAATGTCGCTAGCAGATCCGCTTGCTACGTTTGCCGTTGCAGCTGATGCTGGAAAGGTATACGTAGTTGCGTTTTCCCAAATAGGAATAGACGTTGTTGTTACGTTTGCTTGATAACCAAAAATACTAACGGTTGTGTGGCCAGCAATTTGACCGCGAGCAACTTGCAAGTCAAACGGCTCGTAAGCCCCGACCTTAGTTACCGATTCAAAAGATGAAGGATTTTGTTGTAAGTTTGTTACTAAATTCGATGCCATAATAATTTCCTTTTAAAGTTAATGCGGGGGCATACCGCCCCCGAGGCAATTATTATGAGTTGGTGTAACCTTGACCAACGTTGATGATCGAGCCAGTGTAGTTACGTGCTGTATATTGGGCTTGGAATATGCCAGAAATACCGCCAGCGGTCAACGCAGTAACGTTAGCTGCAGCAAAAGACAAAGTTGCATCTAAAGTACCGACGTTAGAGATAACGTTAGCAACGGCTGCAGTTTGAGTAAAGCTGATTCCGATAACGCCACCAGTTGTGCTTGGGGTAATTGTACCGATTGCAGTAACGGTATTAGCACCACCAGTTGGGGAAGGCTGTGTCAAAGATACAGTAATTACACCGCCAGCTAAGTTAGCTGCGGAAGTAGTTTGGTAAAGAGAAACGTTTTCGATAATTGAACCGGCTGGTAACACGAATGGGGTTACGCTAGTTTGGCCAATATCGGCAGTGGTAAATGTTACAGCGCCAGAGTTTGCGGCTGTGATTGGGTTAGTAATGTAGCTTTCTTGAGTACATACTGCAGCACCAGAGTTATCAGGGGCGATTACACCATTGTTTGTTGGGTTGTTGTACTTGTAAATACGTACTGGTTGATTAAATGTTACTGACATTTTGATTGTTTCCTATCAAGAGTTTATAGCCCCACTCAGTCGCTTGATCGTCTACTGGGAAGGAGCAGTAGTCTGTTGGGGGCAAATCTTCCTATACTTACTAATGCAAACTATCAGGCAAAAACGCCCTAAAAAGCAAAAAAGCCACCTTTTGGGTGGCTTTTCTGTTATTGCAAGTGGTTTGGATTACAAACCAGCAGTTCCGAAGATATTTCTTGCATCATGCCAACCTAAAGCATAACGCTCGGTTGCTTTGTAACGCATGGAATCAGTTTCAAAGTCGCCTTCCATAGATTTCTCCATTGGACGACGCATAACGAGCATGAGACCATTTTCAGCATCGGTCTGGATCCACCAAGCCTTGGAAGAGCTCAAACGGGTTACAACGTGTGTACCCTTTGGAAGCATACCAGT